TGTGGGCTCGTCATAAAGAATCGCTTGAATCTCCGTTTCAAAGCAGATGATGAACGCTCCCTCACCCTCCAGCCAAATCTTCACACCCGCATAACCAGAGAATAGAACATAATCTCCCGGCTTAAGATAACGAACGTTTGGTCCTACATACTTCACGATACCTTGATCCGCACGTTCTTTCGCCATGTCAGGAATTATAATCCCGCCAGGACTTTCGTCGGGGTCCACTATGGGAGTTATTGCGACTTTGTTTCCTTGTAGGTCTAGCATCTTTCTTCTTTCTTTTCTTGTATGGTTTAGCCAACCACGCTGCAAAAGCTTTACGAATTTGTTGTCTAAGCAATTCAAGATGATGCGGATTAGGCATTTGATTCTTTATCTGACATACTCTAGCGTACTCATAGACCGGCTTCATAAGCGGTTGATAAAGTACGTGCACATTTTTATGGTGGCGAGAGCACAACCAAACAATATCTTCGGGTAGGAAACTGACGTAGCGCCGAGCATAGTATTCAGGTAGAATTTTAGCGAACGCCATTTCACTACCTATATGATGGCGCTGCATTTTGTCCTTAGCCTTACCACACTTGGCGCATTTTTTAACAACCGTAACTCTCGTCAAGTTACAGTTAAAGTTTACGTCAGGTTCATCCCTCCCATAGATTCTTATCCAGTTAGCTACTCGTTCCTTCCATTCCAACAACGCTTTCGTTTGGTACATTTTCGCCATAGAATCTCCAGTTGCCGGAGTTAGTTTAAGCGCAACCCCCGGCGTAATCGCATGCCCCTTGACTAATTAACTAAGGGGACTAAAACATCCCGGCTTGAATTCCTGCTGCACCGCACCCTCGAAAGTGCGTACATCCGCAGCGAAACGTACACGCATACCCTTTGCAGAATTCCACGCATCGCCGCACTGACCAGTAGTCACATCGTAATTCCAATCGGCGCCACGAAACGCTGCGTTGAAATCCTTTTCACTTGCCGAATCACGCTTGTACCCATGCACCGCCATAAGAAACTGCTTGGCAATTGCCTGAGCACCATCGGATGTAAGATAGCAAGTGTAGAAAACCTTCTTTCCCTTTGACGGTCCTTCCGCAACAGTAAGCGGATAACGAATGCCTACAGACGTTCCCTTGTTATCTGACTTCTCACGGGTAAACGCCTTTGGCTCACCAACAATTACCTCGTACTCATCTGGATCGAGGACTTCAATTGTTGCTGAAACCGCATCGGGATTGAAGTTAAACGGTGCAGTCATTGTTCGGTACTCCCATAATATAAGATAAGATAATATTGCCTACGCAAATCCAAGCTTTACATCGTACTTTCCTTCTACAGCATTCCAGTTGAATTGTATCACCGCATCAAATTCGTCGAATCGTGGTTGCGTTTGTCTATTCAACTGGCCCATCACTTCATAGGTAGATAGCCTTACTTTGTTCTTTGCACGCATGAGCGTATGACGTTTAAACAGCTCGTCGAAGGAAACATTAAAGTAATAAGCTATCCGTCTATACCCATGTACCGTAGCAAGAGTTATAAATTGCTTACGGCTTTCTACGGTTAGATTCATGTTATCTAAGTAAATGTCGTCCCGCCGAACGACTGCTCTCTTGAATTCCTCAAAGGAACGATCAAAGAAAGTAGGATCACGTAGATACATTTGCCACGCTATCCCGTAGTCTGGGCTGTAATACTTCAATCTTAATAGGTCCCACGAAAAGTGATGCAGGGCGAAGTTGACGCTTTTCAGCGAAGCGTATAGTGTGGACTTCCCCGATCCACTTGGCGCGATTGGAACTATTAAGAAAGGCGGCATTTATTCCTCTATGCTGCTACAGGCGTTCCGTAAACTTCTACTGGACCATACTCATGTGACATAACTTGCTGATCGGCAGGACAAGCTGGTTCAGTAGGATCGAATTGATACTGATTGTAATTCAACTCATCGAAACCATAATTCACATCAATTGCTTTGTCATTATTTGGCGTTGTCCACGGTGTCTGATTAACCTTGCGCTTCACACCGTCAACAATCATTTCCAACGTCTTGTTCTTGAAATCAGCAATCCATTCAAACACATACGGTACGCCCTTCGTTACTACGAAGTCGCAATAATATGAGAAGAATGGAGACTGCAATAGAACTGATGGACGAAGCTTTCCATCATAGTTAGAGAACGTACCAAAGCAATGATTCGTTCCATTCTGCGTACTCCAGAATGCATGCTTGCAACCGTTACCAGTAGCAGGCTTCCAATCTGTAAGATACGTAATCTCCTGCTTAACACGAAGCTTTGAAAGCATAGTAGCTGCTGCAAAGTTCTTAGCAACTACTGAACTACCATATCCTGCTGGAGAACCAAGCTTCTTATTAAACCGCATCTTCGCACCTACAAACGTCAGATTACTAAACAACGTCTGTTCGTGCGGACGATCAATAGGACGCCACGGCTTTGATGCATCACCAAAATCCGCTGCCATCCAAGATGCATGACTGAACAGTAGAATCTCTCCCGGCTCTGGAACTGGTGGATCGGGTGGAATTGGTGGAAGCTCACCACAATTCATACAATCATGAATCTTCTTCAACCAATCATTTGTTTCTGTGCTCTTGATAATCAGTGTGTCTAGCTGCTGTTCGATGGTCATGTGTGTATACCAAGGTTAATTCCAAATACAACCTGTAGAACGTACAGAGCGGCGATTATGGCACCTACGATGTTAATGATTCTCTTGATGTTTGCTGCCATAGGAATGAAATTCACTACGAGCAGCACCAAGCCCAATACTATTAGCGGGCCAATCCATTGGAGATTCATTAGATTTTTCCCTCCAGCATAATGGAAGTGTTCGCCCACATCTTACTGTCTTGTAGCTGTCGTATCGCGTGAGTGCGATCGGCGCAGCGCGGACATAGTGCAAGTATCATCTTGGCAAGATAAGCATACATCTTAGCCAAATCTTCCATTAGAACAATTTGTTGCTGTGTAGGAACATGATGCTTGAACCGCTCATTAATCTCATTCAGATCACGAATGATCTGTTCTGAGGCTGCTTGCATATCTTCCCTAGCTTTGTCCATTACAACTTCTTCTACTCTCTCTTTAAGCTGTGCTTCTTCTGCCAGATGATCTGGATCACTCTGACGAATAGCATCTTCTACGATTGGCTCGTTATTTCCCTTTGGCTCGTTGTCCATCTTTAATCCTCCGGATCATGTCAGTAATTTTGAGGTTCTGTTCTACGGTTTCAAAGGTAGCACCATATCTATTACCAGCAAGTAGTATCTCATCGCCACTAGTACGAACACGGTAAGCAGTATTAGAGCCACCACCCACTGCTTCCGTATGAAATACACAATCAAACAAAGAGGCAACAGCATCAGGAAAAGTCTGCCCAGTAAAAGCGGGACGTACTTTAACCAAAGTAGGAAGCTCTCCAATTTGGTCACCCTTCTTAAATGTAAATCGTTCGTGAGCACCAATGATTAGATGCTTCTTGTATCTCTGGCATGTATCAATGAGTGCAGTAACGAATCCCATAATGAGATTCATTTCCAATCCATAATCCTGCACCGTTGACATAATCACACCTTCCTTCTCTACCGCCTTCATCGTCTTGGATTTGAGAGTGCGCTCGTTAATCTCAAGACCTTTCCAGAATGCAGACTTGCTAAGTGCTGTGCTATCGTCAATACAGATTGTGTCAAACTGATCGTTCATATTGATTAGCGCGTAGTTGATTGCATCCTTAATCTTTGTAAGCATTATTGATGTTTCTGGTAATCCAGTCTCAGGATCAACAGGATCAGCAACTACTACGATCATTGGATTCGCCCCTACTTTTTCTTTGAACAGAGGCGAGAGCAAAGTTGCATGTCCATTTCCATTCGAGATAAAGAGTGAACGATCACCAGCAGAACCCATCACGAATGTCTTACCACTTTTTGCTGGACCATACAATAGAACTGTGACACAATCTCCCGGCGGCATTTCCACTAGCCGCTTAAACATTTCAGGAGTCATTACTTCTTTTCCTGGCGCGACTGGCATTATTCCTCTCCTGCTTCATCATGTGCAAGTGGATTCCAAGGACGCTGAACAAAATCTTGCTCAAGCCTACTGATTTGCATGCGTGTAGTCGGTGATGTGCATACCTTGTGATATGGACAACGCTCACAAGATTGCTCATTCATCGGCCAGTTATCATCTTCGAATGACTTCTTTATTGAGTGATTCCAAGTTGTAGCATCTTGAAGCCAATTACTAAGCTGCTCATTACTACGAGAAGCAATGAGAGTATGCAACTTAGGGCCATTAGTTTTGTTATTGTGGAGTACCTCAACAAAGAGGCGCTTGATTGGTTCGGCAGGTACACCATCCGTCGTGCCTCGAAGCAATGATAGAGAATACATATAACGACTAAATTGATCGTTAGGATTAAGCTTGCGCTCATATGAATCTCCGAAGCGTGATGCCGTCTTGAAATCTCTGATTGCAGGATCACCGTCTACTTTCACAACTTGGTCAATACGTCCTGCTGTGTAGAATCCATCTGGCATCTGCACATTGAATGGCATTTCAACGGACAGCACTTCAAACGTGCGCGAGATTCTCTCTGCACGCACTTTCTTCACAGCTTCGATGCATGACATGATTAGACGGTTCTCGGTCATATACTCATACCAAGAACCAACTGGTGGGTTACCGCCTGTTTCTCTCCACAATTTGGTGGCAGCGTTAATACCTGCCATCGACGATGCTTCGTTAAGCTCGCCAGTTTTTTGTAGCTCTAGTTCGAGAACCTCCCTGAATTTATGGTATGCTCCACCGAAACGAAAGTAGATTGGTACATCTTTCACATCACGCGCTAGAACGTATCTGTAGAAAAACTTACGCGGACACTCTTTATAAGTACCAGTCATGGACGAATCCATAGGCTTAGTACCTTCAAGAATGTTCGCAAGCGTGATGTATCTTACTAGGTCGTTGTATTGACTATCCATTTGTGTACGGGCTCTCTATAGTATTGAGTAGTTGGTGCTTGGCGTACTTGTAATTGAAGATTTCGTTGTTAACTGGATACCATTCACTCGCGGTACCACATACAATCCAATCATTGAAGCTAGCATACAACTTACCACTTCCACCTTGCTTTGCTTCCATCGTGAACTCAACCATGAAATCTTTGATCTGGTCACCGATTCTGGCGCACTGATAAACTCTCATGTTGCGTGGTAGAATGATGTGTCCATCCATACACTGCAAAGCAAACTCTGGTGTGATCTGTACCGCTTTGACGATGCGAGGAAGATTAATGTATTCCTCTAGAACATTAACTAGGTGTATTTGATTCAGGTTCTTGTGTTCCGGCTCCAAGTTGCGGTCGTTCATTGTCAATAATCTCCTTGATTTCAAGATCTATAACAAGGGTCTTAGCTTTACCAGTATCAAGATTAGACTGCACTACTTCACGAAAGATCAACTCAAGTGTAGATGGATCGAAGTTCTTATAATACGCTCGCGGTGGAATCATCGCATAGAACTTCAGAATCACTTCTATGTTCGTCGCTGGATATGCTGACCAATGGCGATCGTTCAGACAAAACTCGTTCACTATCTTCTGAACTCTGTCCATGTGTATCCGGTACAGTTTCTCCTGCGGAGCGTATGGATTCTGATTCGTCCTCATGTATTCTATCGGCTCCTGATCGTATCGGTCTTTCATTTGGTATTGTATCCTCCCAATGAACTTCAACTACAAATCTAACTGGATCAATCTCTAACCATACTCTTGTAATCAACGATGGTCTTGGTCCTCCGTAACCCCATACTAATGCACGGAGGTCGTCTTGATTCTTGAGATTAAGTCTGTGATTCTTCGCGTTGTCAGGATCGTAACGTGGCTTCACAAAACAGTTGAAGAATACATTATAATCCCACGTAAAGATTCGACTGCTATGCTGTGCTGCGAAGTCTTCCCGTTGCATTTGCTGCCTCAGCTATACGTTCGCGTGGGGTGTTATATGTGCATTCTTTACGATAAGCTGACAGCAAGCGCCGTAAGGTTTCATTGAGTGACTCATTTGGACACTCTTTGAAGAACCATCTTACGTCGTCTGCTAGCAAAAGCACCTCACGTTTTGTATGCTTCCGAGGCATCAGTTATCTTTCGCCATTTTTGCTTTGGCAATTTCAACGTCCAGTTCTTCCTGCGCGATTGATTCCCAATTGGCATAATGAATCGTGTGCATGATCTTTGCAAGATTCTTTGCTGCATCTTCCAACCAAGGATGGAAGGTATGAAACATTGCTACTCCGTTACCTGCAAAGCAAACAATGTCCCATGTCGTAAGCTTGTCGTAGTCTGGTGAACTCTTGAGAGCATCCCAAACACGTTTGGCGCGTTCGTCAGGTGATGCAGTCTTTGAATCAGCCAACTGAATTATATCAAGGATTTCTCTTACAGCTTCTGGTGCAATTTTCTCTGTTGTTCCGGGTTCGGCGGATTGTTCAGCAGGGTTTCCGCCGCTCGAATCGTTGCCATCCATATATCAACCTCGTTATTAGGCACGACAAGAGAACCCAACGTAGTGTTTACGTCAGGCTCTCCGTCGTCCGTTGATGTAGTTTTATGAATCAGTATCAGAGACTCAGCGGAGCCGCGTTGATGGGCCTCTGTAGAAATCTGTATCATCTTCTTCGTCGTCTATTCCCAGCTTGTCTTTAAGCTGATTATATTTGTCTCGCTTGTAAACCGAAAGCGCATACGCAAAACCTTCCGGCCCACTGCGAACTTCGACGGCGCGATTGCGAACAATACTAGTAACTACGGTACGATCGCTGCGAATGTTATAAAGCTCGCTGATCGTGAAATCAAGTCCCTTAGCTTCTAGTACGATGGAAGCAAGTGCGGCGACAGCTTCTACCCATGCCATTGTCATACTGCCGCTCTTACCAATACGTGCTAGAAGTTTAAACGGCTTCCCATCGTTATCCTCCAGAACGTCTACGAATAGTGTCCCATCTGGAGTCTTTACTTTGATGGTAGTACTTTTGTATACTACGTCATACTTCGGCGCAACCATTTTCTACTCCTTGACAGGATCTTTTACTTCCTCTGTCTCTACTTCATCTTCATATTCAATATCATCTTCCTCGTCGTCATCTTCACCTTCTTCTACGACTTCTTCTTCATCACCTTCTTCATCCTCATCACCTTCCTCACCTTCTTCATCCATCAACTTCATATCTTCCTCATCGAGCAACTTACGCAGCTTGCCATAGAATTGCTCAGTCGTGGAAGATTCATCGAACGCTACTTCTTCGAGGTCTGCATCAATCGAATCAAGAAGATCATCGACACCTTTCTTTATCTTCGCAAGATCAGCCGATTCCCAGTTGATGAGATCAATTGCAGCTTTCACCGCTGTAAGGCTTGACATTATAGCTCCCTTAAGTATTTAAGTGTGTTGGGGTGAGAGGTTAACGGCTTCAAGAAAAATACATTACGATCGTCCAGTACATGAATGTAAGCTGGCTTGCGATCCGTACTGCGCCAAACTTCAATGCGTGTGCGCGTAGTAGAATCATTGTACGTTGCTTGATACTTGAATCCATACGCTTTGAGTAGCGCGTAGGCTTGCACAATGTCGTAGACTTTGGCGGATGCCATTATTTCATCCTCATGGTGTAATCTCTGGTACTTAGAGTCTTAGCAATACTCTTAAGCATCAAGAATCTTACAAATGAAGTGATGATAGAAGCAAAGAATATGAGTGTGAAGATTACCCTTACTTCAATGGGTAACTCATTCCACATCACTTGTGCTGCTTGCCATAGCTCTTTCATGCGTTATCCTGTAGGATTTCATATTGTGGAACAGGAATTTCACGCACTTCCATGATACGATAGTTGTGATGCGATGGACGATAGTGCTTGTTCTCTGCGAATCTGCCATAAAAATGAAGCGCGACAGTGCAGTTAGCAAACTTGGTAGCTTGCGAAATATCATCGACCCACTTATATTCTTGTGGCTGTCCAGCAAGAAATACCGGCGAACGCATTGATTGATTTTCATAAGCAAGTACAAACATGGTATGGACTCCTAGCTTAACATCGTAGATACCAGTGCGTTCGTAGAATTCTTCTAGTGTATTGCAGAATGGATTAGACATATGCTCCATATTGGAATCGAACCAATAGCCTACTGATTAAAAGTCAGTTGCTCTAGCCAATTGAGCTAATGGAGCGAAATGGGTTGGTTATATATCCTATCCGTGCCCGGAAGCTTTCTGTGGCTATGCGGTTTCCGTTTATGGCTAGCTCTTCCACATACTTACTTGTCAGATATATAACCATTGCATCCCTCCGATTCGAACGGAGATTACTGTGATCCAAAGTCACAGGACTTGCCATTAGTCGAGGATGCAGTTGCTACAATTAGGAGTCTTAAGTTGCTGTGCTAGCATAGCCACAACCCAATTTTACAGGATAGCTTTCGCTAGAGCCCAACCTAATCGTAGCATTAACTAGCAACGGATAAGGACTTCATGCTGGGATAATTCGCCATTGGATAACCCAACACTTTCGACCCGTTGCTTACGGCGGTGGAGCAGGTGGAGTCCAATCATCAATTACATCTTCTTGTGATTCGAGGACTTCAAAATTCTTGAACTCCTCACCCTTCGCAAGAAAAGCGTAATTGCCAAACGTCTTTGTACGTCCACCAAAATGCAGATCATCAGCTGCATCCAGAACTCCAACTTCCTCTAGAGCATCAGTAACTCTGTCAATCGACAGTCCTGCAAGCTCTAGATCCAAATACGCCAACACCAAATTTACAACTTTCGCTGAGACTTGAATCATTTTAAGCCTCCTTCACAACTCCGGTCGGCGCGTCAAGCGGAACGCCCAACGCATTCATTTCCTCAACTGCCCACTTCTTCAACGTATCAGCGGAAGCCTTGTCAGTACGCATCAGCGCGCTCATTTCGGCGAGCGAGCAAGCACCACTCTTAACGATGTAAGAAAGCGCGGTCATTATTATGTATCCTTTTCTTGTGAGACTTCGGGTGCATTAATAATTGATTCTGGCTTAACTGATCCCGGCAAGTAACCACCACGCGGCATAAAGATTAGACAGCCGTGCGTATCATCACGACCACAATACTGGTATTCTTTGTAGAGCAAACCCTCTTTCACCAATACATCTGTAATTTCATTGGCGGGGAGCGTATCCCAAGGTACGTTTGTGTACTTCTTTACTAGCTTGCTAACGTATCCTATCGAGATGTTTTTCTGCATGAACTCTACAACCTTCCTAACAAACTCTTCGTTTTCTTCCTGTAGTATTCTAGTGAGGTCAACGTATTGTTGGAACGCTGTCATATGGTCCCCCATGACCCCAAGGTAACACATTGCCTTCCCTTTGTCAAGCCCCCCTCCTATATTAAAGTGGCCGAATCATATCTTTGAAGTGCAGTGTACGGTAGTTATGGTGTATGTCGCTGAGAAGATTCTGAGCCTTCTCTGAATACTCTGGACTGTACATAAGATATTCCAGATTATCCATTTCATTCATGTTGAACATCCTACGGATATCACGCACTGCATCGTTGTAACCCATGTCACGAATCTTCCTACGTTCTGCTATAGCAAGTGATCGTTCGTATTCTTCTCGTCGTCCAAGCCTAGGCTTGTCATAACTTCTGGCGTAGTGAGGAAAGCGGAGATAAAAAGTAAGCTCACGATACAGTCGAACCACCCAATTAACAGGTACAATCCATGCAATCCGCCTGCCTGTATCAAAGTCATGATATGCTAGTCCCATGTACGGCGGAATAGATTCACCTTCACGAATGTATGCTTTGAGTTTAAGCTTTTCGGTAATCATTGCATTTCTTTCTTAGGCTTGTAGCCTAAAGCTACTAGAATTATAATGTAGATTATCCAGTTCGTTTCCATTATTGAAAGTGTCTCCCCTCAGCAAATGTATAATCAACTTCACTGAAGGATTCACGCTCAGGTTGTGGCTTGCGTGGTGATACGATGATTAACTTCTCTACTTCTGAGAATGGGATGTTGCAATTCCAACAACGGTGTGAGCGGTAGAAATCATGTCCACGTTCGGCGCATTGGCGCTTGATTGCTTCGTTTAGTGTTTCACCTTCGCGTTGGAAAATCATTATTTAATCTCCTCTACTCTAGCGGTACAATTCTCATGTTCCTCTTTATTGAGCATAGCATGTGCAGCTTCACTTGCAATTCTTTCTGATGCAGCTTCCATCGTAAACGAGAACCAATCAATCCATTCGTGATTGCTTCCCATATACATGAATGTAACTTTATACTTTTTCACTTGCGGTTCCTCTTTCTTGCAAGCTTCGCAGCCTTAGACTTCTTATTGCGCTTGCGTTGTCCAGTAGTGTATGCACTAAGAATCTTCTTCTCAGTGTCCTTCCCTACCTTTGCACCTTTCATTACCGCATCAACCATCATGTTCAACGTGGCTAGTGAATGAGGTTTGGCGGGCATTCTAATGTCCCTCTGTGAGTGGAACATCCATTGTCTTACGCGGACGCTGAGGATTCTTGATGTAATATTCATCAATCGCTTCGAGCACAACATCAAGCACACTGTGCTTGTAGATTACAGTATCAACTTCCTTGAGCGTATCATGCGCCCACCAATATTCACCATCGTAGTGAAGTATCACGTCTCGATTATGGAAAGCGCGCTTCATCCTCTCGACTAGTCTCGACATTCTCCGTTCTCCCTCATAGTTTGATGAACTGCGTTTAGCTTCTCAAGTAGTGTAGCAATCGCAACTCGATGATCGTATGCGCTTGTGTACCTATCGGTTAGCATCTTAACACCTTGCTCAAACATGGGTGTATTTTCGATTACTAAACCCATAGCTGCGCCAAGCGCATACGTGTTCGTAATCATTTCGTCGTGCGTGATTTCTAGAAAGTATCTTTGCTCAGGTCGCGGCTCATCATTGTCCATGTGTCCTCGCCCAATTTGCGAAGTAGAATACAATGATGATTAATATAATGTCAGCTAAGAAAGCTAACCCAATTACAATCTTATCTTGCTTTGTCATTTGCGACTCCCGATGTATTGGAATAATGCCCATATCGCATAGAGGAAAAGCGCGAAGATGATTTCTCCCCATGTGTTCATGGTAGCCTCAATTCACTCTTGAGCTTCTTGAGCAAATCCTTCACGATTGATTCATCACCTGTTACTTCATGTCCATCTACAACCTGTCCAATAATCATGAGCTTCGTATCAAGCAAGTCCCAAATCCAATTCTCGATTGTGGGATTCGCAAGCATGTAGTATGCTGATGCGCCATGCATGTTGCTGATACGTCCATAACAACGTCCGATCATCTGCATGAAGTCTTTGGGCGTCCAGAATAGATCGTTGAATACAACGTGACGGCCCATTGTGAGATTCAATCCTTCGCGTGCAACTGCTGATGCAACGAGGAAGTGAATGTTCGGATTCTCTTGAAACTCTTTCTCTGCTGCACGACGATCAACTTCGCTAACTTGTCCTGTCATTACTACTGCTTCTCCGCCGAGTCTGCGAGCAATAGCATTAGCAATTGGGACAAATTGCGTGAAGATAAGTACCTTCTTGTTGGGCTCATTATCTGGCGCTGAATCGTAAAGCTCAACAGCGAATTCTGCTGTTGCGTTAATCTTGTCGATCGCGCATACCTGCTTGAGACGCATGATCTGCACGAGTACATTGGGAACTTTCTTTTCTGCTCCTGCTTCCGCTGGATTCCAGTCTGCAAGAACAGTATACAATCCCTGCAATACCTTATCATACAGCTTCTTCGCTTTCTTGCTCAACGTGTGATAACGCACGATGTGTTCAACTTCTGGCAACTCAAGGATCACATCACGCTTGTATCTGCGGATCATGATTGGCTTGAGCAATTCATGCAACTCGCCAACGTTGCGTGGGAAACGTCCATCTTTGGAGTAGCTATTGCAGAATCGTGTGAAGCTGTTGTAAATGTCAGGCTGAACACAATTGAGAAGCGGCCAAAGTTCATCAACGCGATTCACAATCGGCGTACCTGAGAATCCTCCAAATCCTTTGGCGCATGCAGCAAGACGGCGCATCGCTTGTGATTGTGCAGCATCTACATTCTTGATGTAGTGAATCTCATCAGCGAGAACCAATTCAGGCTGCAAGATTTCCATAATCTCAAGCCACGGCCAAACTTCAGTCTTACGCTTCACAATCGCGCGTGTGCCATCAGGCATATCTTCTTCGCCCATTTCTTCATGCTCCTCATTCCAACGCAATGAATCGTAACTCATTACATAGAATGTGTACTTACGCTTGAGCATGAGCATTGCGATATGCTTATCAGGCTGGCGTCCGCTAAGTTGAATGCCTTCCTCACCTGCAAACTTCTTAATCTCAGCAAGCCAATTGCTTACCAAGTTAGCAGGACACACGATAAGCACATTCGGATTGTAAAGCGGATCACCTGTTTCTACACGCTTCTGTTCACGCATACGCAATGCAATACCAATTGCTTGACAAGTCTTGCCGAGTCCCATTTCATCACAATTGAGGAAGCGAAGATTCACCGCTTCTGCAAATGCAATTCCTGCCTTCTGAAACGGGCGAGCTTTCCAAGGTTCCTTGAACATTGCATTAACTTCTGCGTACATATTCTCATCCAGCGTGCTCTTATTCTGCTGAATGTCAATCACCTTGAGTCTTGCTTCTGCACTATCACTTGCTTGTTTCAATGCTTCATCAGTCCACTTCACGATTCCATCTTCGTTAGTTGGATTGATAGTTTGTGCTGCTGCAAACAAACGCCATCCTTCACTCAACGGAATGTACCATCCACGTGAGTCCATATCCCAACGCTTGCCGGGAATACCATTACAGAATGAGGTATCCGACAAATCGCTGATACATGATACAATGTAGAATTTGTTGCTGATGCTAATATCGTATAGTGCGCTTGACCTATTGTCAGTAATCGCATTCAACGTATCAGCATCATACTTCAGCTTACACTTGGGGATTTCACCAATGGCGACAGACGCTTGAAGCTTGCGATAATCTGCAAGATCAACACTGTTGTAGCGTCCATCATATTTACGGGAGGGAAGATTCATCATCGCAGCAACAACATCGGCGCGATAGGGATTCATACGAATCCATACCTTTGTACTAACTGGAGACTTCACAACACGCATCACAACTAAGTCTACATCAACTAGCGACTTGATGTAGAAGTGATGTGCCATCATTGTACGTGCTTCATCAATACCATTACTCAATGATTCATAAGCAATGGCAAGTCTTTCATCCTCAGCTTCCTTATCACGCGCAATCTTCAACTCTTTCGCTGCGCGTATTTCAGCCAAGCGCATAAGCAACTGCGCTTCCTCATCATCTTCTTCATGTAGTGGGTTAGACATTGTTGATCCTATACTTTGTTGCAGCGAAGTATGCTGCAATCATAATTACAAGCGCCTGCATTCCGAAAAACTTGTATGCTGCTGACAACGTAACGGCAATCATCAGCAAATCGAGGAGGAAACTCATTACTTTGTACATTAGAATTCACTCCCATCTTCTTCCATCGCCGCGATAACACCACGATGATGATTGCAGAATGTTTCGTACACACGCTTCGAGTTTCCATCATCATCAGTACGCACCGTGTATTTCGTGCGCTTCTCACAATATTCGGTTGACCCGATTGCGCCAATCAAATAACGGCAATGACCGCTATTTAGCGCAGGCTTATTTGCCATTACTTGAGCCTCCTCATGAAAGAGAATGAGTCACGCAACACCTTGACGCTCACACGATATACCGCAGGCTTCGATGCAAACTCAGGATAGAATGAGATTGCATTCTTGATTGCTTGCTTCTGATTCTCTGCGTAAATCTCGACAGACTGAATACACTTGCCTGTCACACGATTACGCACGATGATTTGGTAGAGTTTCACTGTGTCCATCCTTCCAACTTCATCAAATCATCATCAACTGCAATGATACCAACGATTGCATTCGTATCAAGCGGAGTCTCGCTTGTGAATACGCTGCCAAGCCATTCCAAATAATAATGCAGCGCATGCTGACACATCTTGTATTCTTGCTTGTACCAACTAATGGGATGTGATGCACCATCATTCATTCCATCCAAGCAAATTTCAAGATGCTTGGTGAAGATTGCACGTTCTGCAACAATGAACGCACTATCATAACTACTTGACATTGTGAGATTCCTCCTTCGCGCGTTCGATATATGCAGCAAGCTTGATATGTGCAGCGGCTTGCAATTCCCACAAGTTTAACGTGTCGGAATGAACGGTAACTGCGAGTTTCGTTATCGTATCTTGCACATAAAGATGCGTGGTCTTACGGTATTGCAGGCGTCCGCTTTGTACAATCTTCTCAGCGTGACGTATTGCAGAATCTTCGTGAATCGTAACTGACTCTGCATCAATTTCCTTGTGTTCAATGGGAGCATTTGGCGCAGTGAAGATACCAATGATACGCATGATTTCTTCTGCGTAATCTTGAATGCTTCCGGTCACATAAGGATGTGACGCCCACTTGGCTACAATGATACCATTTTCATTTCTCACAATCTTCTTTGCACCGCCATGCATTGCACACATGAATTCACAACGCATCACGATTCCAAATTCTGCCGCTTTCTTCGCGGCTACTTCCGCATACATTGGTGAAAGCGCGCTCAATTGCGCATGTATGTCAGAGTAAGAAAGATTTTCCATAAAATTCACCGCATCCTTTCAAATAATATTGCGCGAGACATTTTTCTACCACCTTGCAAGTTAACTAATTAGTCTAACCTAAATTGTCACAATTGCGTAACGATTTGGTGGCACGGCTCTTGATGCACATGCAAGAATCGTGCCAAGATTTTGTGATATTATTCACCGCCTTCTTTATCAAAATCACCGTAAGTATCTACTAGCCTAACGATTGTAGTTTCAGGTACAACATCGTACTCGATTAGCTTTACATTAGCTTTGTTAAGAATCACAATCTTAGTATGATTCTTTCTATTGCGCCGACTGATTGCAAGATACATCATAAAGACATTCATCTCAGGGTATAAATCTAGCGTGTGTTCCTCGATGAATGCGTATGCTTCACCGCGCGTATTGAATGGTTTCAATCCCATTCTCAATTTGTTCTTGAATACACTATATTTATACTGCTTAATCTCCTCAATGACTGACATATAGTTATTCCTTCTTCTTCATCAAATCAAACGGATTAGGTATAGGCTTTGTGTTATCTGCTACAATATCATCAATCTCAGCCATCAATGATTCCTTGCTTACTTCTACCTTGTGAATGTGATAATAGATACGCTCATTACGCTTACGAAAGTACACAATCACAAGTGCATACGTTTCTTCGTTGTCTGCACAATGCTTACTATGCAATGTGTATTGCACATCACAAGGAAATTGTTTGGTGCGAATAAGCAAATCCATAATATGCTCACGCGCCCTCGATACAGATATAAACTGATGATCTACTTCTGATTCTACTTCATTCGTTGATGGATCTTTAATGCGTATCACATATCTATAGATCGCTGACGTTCCCATTTCACACTATCCTTTCTGACCATTTACATATGAGCGATAGGTACCCCCTATCTACCTATACCTATGCCGTGCGTGTCGGCCTCTCTGTGGGGAAATTTGTTTTCTATTTTATATATTATTATATATATTTATATTCACAAAATACCCGCCCGACACGCACGGTACACCTATAGGTACATAGCCCCTACCTATCGCTAAAATCATTTTTGCTTTTACTCTTTAACCTACTGATTTTTATTCGCTGGAATCCTGGCATACGGGAAACACGAAAACCCCCGCATTTCTGCGGGAGTCCTCGTATTCCTGGGCTCTTAATATCCGAGCGCCGCGAACAGTTCTGCCTTGTGCTTCTCCAATTCGTCGGCTGTCGCGTTCTTCGCCTTCGCCTTGAAATCGTCGATGAGCGAAGCCTTTGCAGCTTTCGACATTCCGCGTTCCTCGAAGATGTATTCGAAAGCTGCCTTGATTCCGCTTTCGATTCTCTCCGCGATATTCGCATCTGCCTTTGCGGTGCGAACGGGCGCCGTACCTGCTTGCGTCGCCTTCGTATCGTACATCGAATTGACGAGAGTTACAACGCCATTCTCGCCACCAACTTCCGCCAACACTGCGGAGAAACCTTCGGGCGACTCGTCAAATTGCTTGACCCGAATTTCATACTCAACCTTTTTGTCACCTTGAGCCTTAACCTTCGGCTCAACCTTCTTCGTGATAAACTTGAAACCCGTAGACATTTTTTCGACTCCCGATTGTATATTCTAGGATTCGGTCCTAGCGCCGTAACTACCTACATAATAGCGCCTTGCCTCCGTCCTGTCAAGAGCCAACCTGACCCCTTCCCTGCCTACCTACTGACCCCGCCTAGCCTACCGATTTTTTTCGCGGTGGCGTTTTTGCTGGCGCTTCACTTCGCGCGGGCGCGTGCAATTTCGCAAGCGAGCCAAGCGAGCCAAAGCGCGAACGCGCACATTTTTTTGTCCTCCTTTCCGCCTGGACGATTTAGGGACATTCGCGGGAGAAAGACCCGGCGATGTTTTGCCGGGCCATTCTCGCGGAGCCGACTAGTAAAGCTTGTCGGCAAGGTTGAGGAGATTCCACCGCTCGTTGTCGAGCGTCGAACGGCGCGCGTCGATGCGGTCCATCTGGCGCAGCTTCGCTGCGGCCTGCGCGTTCGCGATCTTGCGGAATGCATCGGCCTGCTTCTGCGTGAGGGTGATGCTCTTGTCTCCGTACATTTTTCTGTCTCCGCGTTGTGTGAGAGAGATTTCTCACAACATCATATATAGCAATGAGCGTGCCATATGCTTCCGCCTCTTAATATGCAATGAAGCGTGGCATGATTGTTGGGTACGTTGCATCAGCGCCTCGATGTGGTGAGACAATGCCGCAGTTATTTCTGGCACGATTCTTAACTCATTGCACCGCAACGGGTTACCTGCTGGCATGACTCTTGCATGGCGGGGAGGGGGATAAAACGTGACATGCTCGGAGCACGAAGCCTTTGCGAGAATACGCGAATCAAAATTATAAACATGAAAAATAATTTACAAAAAAATTTTATTAGAAAATAATATCACGATTCTGATGCTTCCCCCACCGTCCCGTAAGTGGGTACAGGGCAACGGTTTAGAGGGTGTCTTTGGCGCACCCATACGGGCTTGCGGCGCACTGACGAATGTGGTAATATGATAGGTCACGGGCAAATATAATTGCTAATTATATGAAAGACTGTATGTGAAAAAGTTTTTTGGTACAGGTGATAAACAGAAGTCTAGTGGATTCTATGGCCTTTCTAACACAAAGAAGGGCCTTAAGTCTACGTTTAATGCCACGATGAAAGCAAAGATGAAGCAACTTGGCGTTAAAAATAAAGGTAACCGCTAACAATGTCTCAATCTAATCTAGCTGAAAAAGAAATGTTGTTGGATGCGCTTGATGCGAAAGTTGATTCGCAAAACTCTAGCGCGCACAATGCGCCAATCATTTCTTCACAAGTTCCTTCTGGGGACGCTAACGCTAATGCGGCGGCTGCTGTCGGCGTTCTCAAATTTGATCGGCGCCGTAAGGTTCTCAAGAAGTCGGCTTCTTACAATCCAGCAACATGGAAGCCGATGTATGATGCAATCATCATGGATCTTGTTATCTTTGGTAGCAAGAAGAAGGATATAGCTGCACGTTTCAAAGTCACTCCACAAACAGTTTCCAATATCATCAATTGCGAACAGGGTAAGATCAAGATTCGCGCCGCACAAGAACGTGTACGCGAAACCATGATCCGTAGTATTCCTCAGCGCATGGGTGACATTGCTGAAAAGTTTGTGAATCGTATGGAAGAATTTGCAGCTGATGATACGCTGTACGAGAAGTCTCCATTTGCTGTGATTGATCGTGGTATGCGTTTCATGCAAGGTACCAGACTTCTCAGCGTACAAGATAATGTGAATACTTCTCCAGCATCATCTTTGCCAGCTGTATCTGAAAAAGCAATGGATCGTTTGTCACATGCGCTAGAGCGTATCAACGAATCCATTAATCCTCCACAACAGAGGATCGGAGCCTGAAAATGTCTACAATGGCTGTTGCAGATTGTGGTAGTATTCTTTGCGGAGTAGGTTCAGCTTCCTCAGATCCGATTATACCAGTTAAAAGTCACGCAGATGCTGAAAAGCTTAGTCTAATTTCTACGTCTGGAACTGCTGTTGCATCGTTTATTCAAGTATCATATAACTTCGATGTTAACTATCAAGCTGCTGGCATCACACTCGCACAAGCAGTTTCAAATGCTGTTTGGCGCGATCTTCAGCGTGGTACTCCGCTTGCAGATGTAGTTGGTCCAGCACAAGCTAAAGCAAATGAATATGATCCATTTATATGTGTTGCTTGGCGTGTTGCAGCTGGTACATCTGGAGCACCAGGAGTATTTGGGTCTACTTTTAGTCTTAAACTATTTAAGCGTTCTTGGCTATAGGAGATTATATGCCTCTTTCAGGTGGATCGTCTAAAGAGATTATCTCTAAGAACATCAAGACTGAAATGCATTCAGGTAAGCCGAAGAAGCAAGCTGTCGCAATTGCAATGAGTAAAGCGGGAAAGGGTTATAAGAAGGGAGGGAAGAAAAAGTGAGCGGACCTCCACGTAGTGCTCTTGAATTCATCAACAAGTTGAGGTCAACGTATGGCCCAGCCGACTCAAGAGAAAGCACAATCAGCGCCGACGAAAGTGAACTTCGCAAGACGTTGGCTCACAAAGATGATTCAGAGCATAAAGCAACTCGCGGCGCGGCTCAAGTTCACGCGAACAAAGTAGCTGATAAGCTCAGAAAAGAACGGCGAGGCTACTAATGTCTGGACCCAAGCCTGACAAATCTCCCGAGGCGCAGAAGTTACGTTCTTCCTTGCGCTACGTTCAAGACATTAGGGATCAGCTTTATAAAGCAGGTGAAGCAGGAGCGAATGACGTACATAGAGAAGCGAAGTTAAAGGGAGATTTGTCACGCGCACAACAGTCTGCTGCTGAAGTAGCAGATACATATAGAGCTTCAAGGAGGAAGAAATGAGCGTTCGCGCATCTAACATGGATCAGCCACAGAAGATTTCTCGACCCGATGGATCTGTACGCAATGTATCTGAAGGTATGGGTACAAAGTGTGGAGAGATTGCACCAACTGCTAGTGAGTTTGATCCTCGTATTATTGGTGATGCTTACAATTACGAGAAGCTGTACGGTGGTGATAAGCCACTTGGTTACGATGCGCTTCGTATGCATACGATGGATTGCGAGACTATTAAATCTACCGTAGATGGAAACGTTCCCGGTCGTGGTGAACAACAAGCAGCGAGGATTCCATAATGGGCGTCGATAACAGCGGTAACACAGGCAGCGGGAAGGGCTCCGCAAATCTGGGAGTGAACGGCGCAGAAGGACACGTTTCAATTCCGCGTCCAAGTGAGATTCATGTGAATCAGACTTCATCGGCGCCGGGAACAGTTACGACAGGTTTTAATCCGAAGAATCTTGGCAATTACCCGAAGGGCTCCGATCGCTCTACTTAAGGAACTTCGACGTGTCTGACGAAATTATAATTCCCGATCTTCCATCACCGTCAGACGTTGCCAAGGCAAGGAGAAGTGCAGAGAAGAAATTTTCTCACCTCACACAGGAGCAAATCAGACACCTGCGTAGGTTGTGTAAGAAGAACAATTTTTTTCTCTGCACCTCCCTTGGCTACATATCACTAAACAATAGTTATCATCGTGACTCTGTTTGTAGGTGGGTAGATGAAACAAAAGGCCGTCAATACAGGCTCAAGCTTGATCCGCGTGGACATTTTAAGTCAACTATTTTTACCACCACGGATTGCATTCAAACTGCTCTACCTGATGATGACGGAGATTCTCCGTATCCGTATTCTCTAGGTCCAGATGTTCGTATACTGATTGCGCACGAAATTGATAAGATGGCACAGCGCTTTCTATACGGCATCACACAGCATTTCATGACTAACGAAGTTCTCGTAGGTTTGTTTCCTGAATGTATTCCTGATCCGAAGAAGCAGCGCATCAATCAAGCTGAAATGCAGCTTCCTCGAAATGTTACATTCAACGAACCTACTTTTGATACGATTGGTTTGGGTGGCAGAGGACAGGGACGCCACTATAATAAGCTAAAGCTAGACGACATTATTGGTGACAAGGCTAGAGATTCTCAGACTGAGATGGAGAATGCGATACTTTGGTTTGACAATATTCTCTCCTTTTACGATGATCCATCTCGGGATCAACTCGATATCACAGGCACGCGCTGGAGTCTCGATGACGTTTACGCTCACGCAATGGAAGTCTACGGCGACCAACTTGCTGTTTATACACGTTCGGTAGAAGAAATTGATAAGGATATAAAGTCACCAACATACGGGAAGAAAGTTCCAATCTTCCCTGAGCGTTTCCCGCCAAAGACTCTTGAGATTCTACGCAAGAACAAGAAGGTTTGGCTGGCGCAGTATATGAACGATCCGCAGTCAGGTGCAACTGAATTCTCTCCTGACTGGCTTAAATTCTTCAAGTGGGGCAATTTTACACAGAAGGGTATTTACAACACACTTTCTTCGAGAGTACGTTTCGGTGAACTTTCGAATGGTCAGTATAGGATTGATAAAGCTGTTGGTGATCTTGACCGCGTTATTTTTATTGATCCAGCTATCACAGGTGACTTGGGATACGTCATCACAGGAACGGATGAACAAAGTAATATTTTTACATTAGATGAATTTGGTGGAGTAATGACTCCGCCTGAAATGGTGAATAGGTTGTTCAGAGACGTACAGAAGTGGCAGCCTAGGCTTGTATGCATTGAAGAAGTTCTGTTCTCTAAGTTGTACGAGTTTTATCTGCAAGCTGAGATGAAGCTTCGTCGCATCTTCTTCAATGTAGAACCGATCAAGATTGGTAACAAGCAGAAGCCTATTCGTGTACGCGGACTCTCTAACTTCTTTGCATCCGGTAAAATCTTCTTTCATGAGTCGCAAGAAGGATTAATCGAGGAGTTCAAAGCTTTTGGCGCCACAGCTACATATCACCGACTCGATGCAATGAGTATGGGAATTGGAGTTTGGCGGGCTGCTGTATCTAAGAACACTTTGGATAAGCAGCGTGAAGCAGAAGAAAGGCTTCT